TACTGTTTAGGGTTGACAATCCTAACTGCTTCATGTGGAGAATAATCTCTTGTTTTTAAATTCGTTTCTATCATTTTCCTTTCATTCCTTTATCTGTATTACCGTAAAAAAATGGGAATATAACATTTGAATAGTAATGTCATATTCCCATCAGAATTTTCTAAAATCACTATTCAAATTGCATCACCCTTTCTTTTTAGGTGAATACTTAATCTTTTCATACTTATTTATATTTTCCTTGGTTAAATTATCAGTTGTATCCTGAGTAGTAATATTTTCAATCTTGTCTGATTCTACGTTTTCGTTTATATCAGCAATAATGTTCTGATAACTTCCACCAAAATCATTTAATCCAGATAAATCAAGCTTATCTAATTTGTTTTTTGCTTTATTTGCTGTAAGTTTGTGATTTGCATAAGAAGACGTTATAAGATAAATATCATGACAATTTTCACTACAGAATGTAAACATCCATGTAGGTTTATCCTTATCTTTCCCACAGACGGGGCAATACTCATATGGCTTATAACAAACAGCGCATATCTTTTCTTTACTCAAAGTAAGCCTCCTTTAAAGAAACAGAGTGGTAGAAAAAACTACCACTCTTATAGTTTATTAGATTGATATCAGATTAAGCTTCCTCTGGTTCATCAATAAAATAGATTTCTACCATCATCTGCTCAGTTGTACATGTGTCAGTAAGGATTGAACCCTTATAATCCATAGTCTGTGAGTCGCCACCCTCAAGTGCGATTGTTACCTCTGGGCTTGGAATAAATGAAGCAATATGAATTACTACAGCACGGAAGCTTTCCTTATCACATGGATCAACTGCAAGTGCCTTAACAAACAATTCGTGAGCTTTAGGGAACTTATTACCAGTAATAGATACTTTTGCACCACTCTTAACCTTTTTCTTGTACTGGATGAAGAACTCTGTTTCATCCTCTGCCTTTGGTGGAGTAAGTACATGTGTTGCAATACCGAACTCAGTCTTTGTAGCAGTTTCAGGAGTAGCGGCAATCTTATATTCCTTACCAAGAGCACCATTTGCAAGACCAGATACAACTACTGAACCATCAACATAATCTTCTGAAAGATCAAGTGTTTCGCCAGCTTTAAGAGTTGTAAGAATCGGCATTTCAATAGCATTATCACTTGTTGCGATTTCTGCATCTGTTGCAGCAATAGCTGAAACGACAGCCAGATTAAGGAATGCGTTTGTTGCGGTAACATCACCCTTCTTACCTGTATACTTTCTATATACAAGATTACCTCTTGCGTCATTAATGTCCGTTGAGTCAGCAGTAATATCAATATTAAAATTATTAAGCTGAGTAAGAGCATACAGTGGGACACCAGCTTTAGTAGCACCATAACCAAACTGCGCTCTATCAATAATTACGTCACCAATCTTAAATGCCATAATTTTATTTCCTCCTTAAATTATTAAAAATTTGTATAAAAAAAAGAACATCCAAATAGATGTTCAAATTAACTATATTTCTCTCATAAAATTAAATTGTTCTTTATCAATTTTACTTGTGTCACAGAATCCAGAATAACTTCCACCCATCAACGCATGGGTTTGCTCATATATTTGAAGTCTTTGAACTGCATCGTAAAATTGATATATTTTTACTTGTTTTAATTCTTCAAGTTTATATTTAAAGCCAGGGTGATTTGTCAATGCTGAAATAATAGGTAGAAGATTAGACTCAGAATTATCATCTGTTTTTTTCATAGATAAGTTCATTTGATCTTCTTGTCTCATCCAATCTCTAGTAGTTCTTCCTTTTGCCTTTTCAACTTTAGGATGAATATTCATAATGGTTCTGATATACTCAGCAATTTCCATATATTCATTTTCTGACAATAGAATATTAGACTCTGGATTATATAACCCAAATTGTTCTTCTGAATTTTCATCAGTATAAGGAATAATTTTATAGTCTAAGAAATTTACATCATGAAATATCAAATGAAGTGGAGAATAGTCTTGTTCTGGGATTTGAGACAATAGAGCATATACCTCTATATCTTTTACCTTACACCAATTTTCTACACCGAGATTAAATAGCATAAGACGAATCGAAGTGGAATTGTTAATAAATGGGGAGATGGCGGTATAGAATTTTGATTCGCCAATATCTAAAATATCACCTATAGTTGGTTGGGATATTTTAATTCCGTGTACATAATAATCTTCACCAAAGAAAAGTTTTAATTTATCAAAATGATATTTATCATTAGATGATTTTTGTTTCTTTTGGTTGTCTTCAATAGTAGCGGTTTGAATTGCATCCAATGCACCAGATGATATATTAGCCATTCAATCACCGCCTTAATTGATAATTGCCCAAACTTGTTTTCCCATTGGTTGTATTTACGATTCCATTAGTGTCAATAACTTGAAACACAAGAGTACGAACAAGATAATTATTATCTGTTGTAGATTCTTTAGAAGATATGAGATGAGTCTGCATACCAAAGATATTTGACCAATTGAATCGCTCCCTTATAATGGAAGCAATCAAATCATGGCGTGGAATACCTGTAAATTTATCATCTCTATCATTACCATGAACAAATATTGTAAATGTAATATTTGTGTATTTAAGAGTATCTTGATAACGAGGAGTTTCATCAAAACTAACTTGATAACAGATATAATGTTTTACTTCTGTCTGAGTATCAGGAATGAATAAATAAGGACGAATATTTGAACCACTGCCAAAATATCTATCCCATTCACCTAAAGGTTCGTATTCGCCTAAATCTTCATTCCATTCCCAATTAATGTTTCCGTTTTTATCAAATAACTCCGATTCTAAATCTTTTTCATTTAGAGCATATAACAAACAAGGGTTTGACAATAAAGCTTTCTCAATTTTCTTCTTGTATTGAATATTCTCATCATCAGGATTCTTGCTATATGCACGAAGTTTGGATAATAAATCTTTCTTAGTTTCTAACTTTTCCATACAACACCTCCTTATTCTACAAGCTCTAATGAAATAGTTTCAGATTCAATTGTTGTATCATCTTTGCCGATAGTACATTTAACTGTCAGAATTTTGCCGATAACGGCAGTGTTACTAGGAAACTTCAATTTCTTTTGATTGAATTCTGTACCATCTCGCCAAGTCACTTTATCAGTCCAATCTTCATTATCAATAGAGCAAGCCCATGTAAAAGTTGCATCAGCATATTCGGTTGTGATATCTTCATTAGAATCATTAAATAGATTTACTGTAAGATTTTTATAAGAACCACCAACTTTAATAGTTGAAGTAGATGCTGAAATTCTTGCTGTAATAGAAGATGGGGGAGTAGTTGGAGTAGATGGATCTATTGGGGCAATTTCTGAATCGAAATAGTTCGCATACATTTCGCCTGTTTCAAGATTGACATAATCAGTATGCTCATTCCAAAACGCTGTATATATAGTAAGCTTTTGAATACCAAATGGCATTGAATTTTCAACCTTGGTTACTGTCCATACTGTAGGATGTTCTGTTAAAGCACTTACTACAACACGCATATTTTTAGAATCTTCAGAAGTGTACCAAAACTTCTCTGTAATAGAGTTCATTGGCAACCATATCTTATCCTGATTATCAGTATGTGTAAAATATCGGTCTGTGTAAGTGCCTATAGTATAGGAATTCTGTTGTCTTAAACAACACCACATACGTCTCTTGATGCGCTTGTCATTAGATTTTTCAATCCATGTAAGTTCGTAATTTACTGGTAAAATCAGATACTTTGGAAACTGATTTGCAGGTTCATCACGACAAACAATCCACTTATGATAAACTCCTCTATCATCTGGAACATCCACGAAAAGCCCTATCGGAAATGTCGCCCCATAGCGTTTCCTAAAATCAGTCTCATAATAATAAAGGTCATCACCTTCATTGAATCTTACAGGCTGACTTGGACGAAACATAAGATAGTATTCTACTTGATCTTTGTCCATTGACTGATAAGATTTGACAATAAACTTTGCGTCAATCTTTGTCTTATTGGTATTTTCATAAGTCATACCTTCAGCAAGAGAACGAGTAATACCATGTTCATCTGTATAAAAATCATCATGAAAATGGTCGTAAATATAACAAACTTTTGTAGCGATGTCATTTTCAAACGTCTGTTCCATTAGAAAATCTGACTCTTCTTTATATATCTGCCCAATTGTTTTCGCACCATTATTTTTGGCACTAGCGATACGTCTCGCTGTCTCCAAACTCGGCATCGTTAGCACCTCCTTCAAACATAAGCTTAATATATCCGTGACTATCCAAAATAGCCCTACGGAAAGTTACATAATTAAAGTGGTCACTTGTAACTTCATCATAAGCAGCTTGAAGTGTGGACATAAGTGTGACCATATATCCATTGTTATTAAATAAGGTTTTTGTACCACCCAATTTGAATAACACATTTTCAAAAAAGATGAGAAATGCTTCATCATCTTCAAAAATTGTTTCTGTAATATGTTTATCTTTGTAAAGTAACAGTTTGTGAATGTCATTATGCATTGCACGAACTGCATCTGTGATTTGCTTGTCTGTGAAGTCACCATATATATATCGCATGGTTATTCACCTCGTAAATATGAATTGTTAATGTATCCATGACTTGCAAGTTTCTGGCTGAATTTGTGTTCAAGAGAATCCAATCTATTTGTTATTTGAGAATAATTATTCTGGATATTTTTTTCCTCTTTTGTACCCAAAACTCTAGCGGTATAATTAATCGAATCAACCTTTGGTTTTAACCATTGGATAGACATACCAAGAGCAAATAATTCTGTCACATATTCTTTATCAGCAAAATCACTTACAGGATATTTCATTTCAAATTCAATCTGTTGAATTTCATCATCCATTGCGAATGACGAAAACTTATTGATTACTCGTTCATCACCAACGATGGAGTGAAGTCTTTCCGTATTAAGTTCAAGCAAATCGTTATCCTCTAAAAAGAGTTCCTTTACATCATCAGTTTTTGTTCGTGTTCTTGAAAACACGGTTTCGTATGGAAGTAACATTGTGTACCTCCTTTTACTTTACGAACAACTTACTAATCAGATCAAAATCAGAATCAAAAATCTCACTTAATGTTCTTACCTTTGAAATACTATCAAGATGTCCATTTGCGATTTCACCTGCAACCATCTGACAAAGTACATTCTTTGCACCAATAGGAAGTTTTTCAATTTCCGTTCTCATTCTGCTGTTAGGCAAATCTAAAATTTCTAATAAATCCTCTGCCGTATACATATTGTCATATACTTTTGTAACTGAAGGAAAATCAGCCAACAAATCATCATCTTCGATAATGAATCTTGGCAAGAAAATATGGTCAGAACCCTTACGAATCAGAGTAACCAAATCTCTGTAGTTAATTTCACAAGTCTTTCCATAATCCTTAAACTCATATGTATTACCAGATGGACATGTAATATTTAAGCCACCAAAACATACTGAACGACATAAAATAAAGTCAGAATCAGTAAAAGTTTTCTTTGGCTTTTCTGTTACTTTCGCTTCAACAGTTTCTTCTGTTTTGGCGACAGTTTTCTTTGTATAAGCCATTTTTATTTCCTTTCTTTCCATATAAAATAGGAGAGTATTTTCATACCCTCCTACATAAGTATTGTATTAAATTAGTCCTGAGTAATCTTCCACTGACCAAAGTAACGACCAAGACGAGTAGCAACACCAAGTTCTCTCTGTACTTCGTACTTCATAAGATCCGCAATATTACTATTAGCCTCACCTCTGTCAGTAATCTCATCAATGATTGTTTCACCAACATCAACCATATCAACCATCTTATTATCACCAGAAGCGAAGATCCAAAGTGTATCATCATCGTACATAGTCTTTGTTACATCATTTCTTGCGAATCTCTGTGGAATCTCAACAAGACGATAACGACCGTAATTACCAAGTCTACCCATAGAAGCAACAGCTTCCTTCTGAGAAGCAGCAATCCAGTTTACATTTACAAGATTCTCAAGTTCCTGAAGACCTACCATAGTACCCATAATTACAACTTCCGCATTGTCATTTGCAACAGATACATTCTGAAGTACCTTGTTGAACTTGCCTCTGTTCTGTGTATTTAAAGCACCAGTCTCAACGAAACCTGTCTGTACAGGAAGCTTCTTTGGAGCATTAAGAACTTCTGCGAAGATAAGATCCTGAACCATAACAACGAATGCCTTTGTGATAGCATCAATAAGTTTTGTCCAATCTTCCTGTCCAATTAAATACTTATCAATATCAGCACCAACAGCAGCACCATAAAGGTCAGTCTCAACAGAGTATGTCTCACCTTCTGGTAATCTCTGGAGCATTGTATCATGGTGTCTCTTACCCATTCTTGCAACAGAAAGAATTACTTCCTCATGTTCGTTCTTAAACAAGTTCTCATCACCATCATTAAGATTTCTATAGTTTACAAGCTCATTGAACCATTCGTTCTCTTTAAGACCTGTAGATACCGTCCAGTCTGTCACCTCCTCGATAACATTGAAGAACTGTCTACCAAACTCTTCATAAGCACGAATACGCTCTCTCTTCTTAGCATCCTTTGTTAAACCAAAGATTTTAAGAGACATTTCACGAAGCTTGTCCTCGGCATCCTTCTTAGAAATCCCCTCATCGAGTTCTCCCTTATATAAATCAAACATAAGGTTCTTAATTTCATCATAAGATGTTTCCATTTCTTTAAACACATTCATTACATGTGCGGTAAAATTCATTCTACTCATTATATTTTATCCTCCTTTCTTACGCAGTAGCTACCTTGTGTTTCTGGCTACCAGCTTCGATTGTTACTTTTTTACCTGCTACTGGTGTACCGTCAAATGCATCTGCACTAAGCTCATATACATCTGTTACACCGAGAACAAAACCTCTAACAGTCTTTGTTCTACTTGCGCTTGCTTCGTTGAAGAAGTTAGAAGTAGCTGTAAACTTAGAGTTATAGTTTTCTGCAATAGTAGGAACTTCATAAATTAAAATTGCTGGTGCATTAGGATCAATCTTCTTAACCTCTACATACCAGTTTCCATCAGCAGCCTGCTCAAGAATTTCCCCTTCGAAAGTAGTAGGTGCATCAGCGACCTCATACTGATCAAAAGATACATATTTACCTTTTCCGCATACAGTACCATTGTCTGTATCTGTCTTAATTACCATGTTTAATGTTCTACCTACACGCTCAGAAAGGACTTTAGTAGGGAAGCAAACATGATGCTGTTCAATTGAATAACGTAAAGCCATTATTTTTTCCTCCTTAAATTTGATAAAATAAAAAAGACCGCTTTATAAAAGCGACCTAACAAAAAGTGATTATTTAATTTTCTATTTATTTGTTCTGAAACAATTTTCCATATCTACTTGATTTAACAACTTTAGATGGGTTAGCGAACTGTTTCTTAGAAGTTGATTTCTTCTCCTCTGTCGATGCAGAAAAAGTTGAATGTTCTGCAATAAAATCAGAATGAATCACTTTAACCTGTGTTCCCAGTTCAGCAAGAGAGTAGTTATCCATATTCTTATAAAGTTCGGCAAAATCTTTGTTTACAAAATTTCCTTCTTTATCTTTTGTAGAAATAGATTCGTATCTCTTATCTGCAAGAATTTCTTCACGCTTTTCATGAAGTTCATTCTTTTCTACAGTTTCCTTAAATGCTTTTAATTCAGCATAATTTGAACGCATATCATCAAGTTCTTTCTGCTCATCAGCAGTAACAAACTCAACATATACTTCAACTCTGTCACCAGTAAGAGAATAGTTGTCATCATTAGAATCATAAGTCTGCTTATAATATCTTCCAGACCACCAATCACACATGATTACATAATCATCATAAACAGTGACACCATAATATGTATTATCTATCTCAGCATATGTAGCGTTTACTAAATCCTGGATAGCATAGATTTTATCCTGTAAAGATACAGCAAACTTTTTGATTTCTCCATCTTTCACAAATGAATACTCAACAGTATTATTAGATACAGAATTATCTACTTTCTTCTTGACTTCATCATCATCTGATGGAGTAGTAGTTGATTCATCTGTAGTTGAATCCTCCTTGCTATCATCTTTAGTAGATTCGGTTGGTTCATCATTAGTTGGTTCTACACCCTCGTCTGTAGAAGGAGTATCTTCCGTTGAAGTATTATCTGTAGTGCCATCAGTAGTATCAGTATCATCAAATGCTTTTGCAAATGCTTCAACTAATTCTTCGTCTGACATATTTTTATAATCGAATGTAATATCATCAACTGTTTTTCCATACTTCTGACATAACTCTTCAAATTTATTCATATTGACGTTGTTTCCTCCTTCCTTAGAATTGTTTTTATTGTCAAAACAAGCAGTCTCTAATTTTTCAAGTCGTGCCTGTAATTCAACCATTTTTTCATTAAATTTAATTAGACTGTTATTTTCTTCACTGAAATCTTCGAGCGTAATTTTGCTTCCAAGCATTCCCTCACCAATAGGTGTTCCATCTTTCTCAGATCCCAAGCAAGTACATCCTGCAAATTCAAAATCATCTAATTGTAGATACTTTTCTTTTGCATTGTATGAACACTCGTATACAATCAGCTCACAGCTCACCTTTGTTCCATTTTTTTCACGAATGATGTCTGCACAACGAGTATATGATTCAGGAATTGCCACACGAGCAACGACATATGTTTTATCCATATCTTTGTCATATTCGAGATAAGGTTCGTCTGCTGTAAAAGTACCAACCTGTTTTTCATCATATACGGTTATTTCATTACCATCTTCATCTGTTTCTATATGATAATCGTGGGAGTGAAAATCCCAAGAGCCATCATCCAATTGATGAATGTTCGCAAGTAGCGGAGAATATTTTAGACTTGGCATTGCAGCCTTCATAGAATCTTCAGATATGTAACTACCATTACGATTAAGTAATGTGTGACAAACACGCACTTTAGCATATAATTTATTATCTTCGGCTTTTTCTATGTCAGCAGAAGAAAAATCTTGAACCGCCTGTACATAAAGTGGTTTGCCAGATTCTTTTGAAGAAAAATTATACATCTTCTTATGCTTACAGAAACTAATTAAATCTTCAATTGTAAAATATTTCTTTTGCATTATTTCCTCCTTTCTGAATTATTCATAAGCACTCAGATAGGAGAGTGCTAAATACTCAGCATATTACTATACTGAATTTTTCTTTTATCTATATCATCATTTGAAAACTGAATTTTTCCAGAATTCAAAAAGGTATAAATACCATTCGTAATATCTATTCTCTGAAAACCAAGAGAGGATAATTTCTCGGCAGTAGAGACATCTGTAGTTTTTATAAAATTCTGTTTCATCCTTTTATCTCCTAATTATCGTTCTTATTCTGGTCACGAGTTTCACTTCCTTCATCTGAAATCTGTGTATCAGAAACCTCTGGTTTTGTTCCATCAGAGCTATTTGAAACTGTATTAGCAGAAGTAAGAACCTTAAATCTATTTGGTAAATCAAGAATGTCATTACCTAAGAATGCGAGTGATAATGTATCTAATTCACTAATACCATTAAGTGCATTGATTGCAAGAATCTTTGTTGCATCATACTGTAAATCTTTTTGCAATGATTCTTTAAATGCGTCTTTGGTATATGCTGATACTTCAAAGAATTTTACTTTGGCAGGATTAGAAACTTGATAGCCAAGCATACGATTTGTCCAACCTTGAATCTGACCAAGTAATGCTGAAATTGCAAATTCTGTATCAGCACGAGTCGCTGAACGGAATGCTTCAGCTCCACTGATAGTAGAAGAGTTCAAAATTTGTGCGCCACCAGAAGTATTTAAAACTTCCTTTGTTGCCTTTTGAACTTTTGTTGTGTCAGTAGACTGGTCATCAGAGAATGAAATAGTATCAAGTGGGATAGGAGTAATTGCAGCACCTACATAATCAGGTAAACTTGCAACCATCTTGTTGTAATAATCCACCGCTAAATCAATATTAACTGACCATGCATCGGGATCTGTTGCACCTGATAATGTTGGGATGGTAGCAGTTATCAATTTATAAATCTGTTGTTCATCTGCTACAGCTTGTACATCAGCTAAATTAAGCAATCCAATTAAGTCGATGAATAGTCCACTGTAAATTGGTACAATTGTTTCCCAAGATTCCATTCTTGACTTTGTACATAAAGCATATTCATCTGGCATAGGTTGCCATTTATTTTTACTATCACCACCATAAGCTTTATACATAGAACTTAATGGTTCTCCAAGGAATTCAAGAATATCCTCAAATTTTTTATAATTACTCATATCCACACTGAATGAAAAATCACCTGTGAAATATTTTCCTGAAATCCTACAATATTCAGGTGGTATTTTTAATATGAAAATACCTGTCTCGTCTATCCAGCAACAGCCATAATAAACATCTTCGATGAAGTTGTTAATTAACATAGGAAGTAAACTGTTTTGTAAATCCATCCTGTCTAAGACCTGTAATGTTTCATAATAATCTTTTAGGATTGCTTCTTTATCATTATCTTCAATGGGATTATATGTAGGAACAACATATCTTGAATTCAAATCAAACATTGTAGCGTTATACATAATCAATCTGAAATAAACCTGAGAACGATAGAAGAGATAACGTGATAATCCACGTAATTCAGATTCATAGCTGTCTATGTTCTGTAAATATCTGATGACATCATCTTTACTATAAGAACTAATAGTTGTCTGTCGAACTGTTTTGGTTACATCACGAACTTGCTTAAATGCCTGTTTGCTTTCGGCAAATTTCTGTTTTTGTGTTTCAAGCTTTTCCATATACTGCTTTCGTTCAGCAGCCGTAGGTTGTCGCTTGGTAGTAGTTGTTTTAGGAGATGTTTCTGACATCTCTTTTTTTGGTCGTGCCATTTATGTAGTAAACACCTCCTTTTCTTTGAGATTTTTTTGTTTAATTTTTATATGTGAATTTTTGTGATTTAATTAGAATCGTTTTGAAAATGAAGATGAGTGTGATGGTTGACGGATAGGGAGTTTAGATAGAAGAGTCTGAGAATCTTCAGGTTTTCTTCGTTGTCTTACCATATCTTTACTCCTTAATTCAAATAAGGCGTGTCCCATAAGAGCCATGCAATAGCTGCGGTCGTCATGTAGAATGTTTTCAAAACCAGGGGCTAAGTCATATCTAATATTTCCATTAGACGATTTATATTTGTACATATGAGTAAGTTCTTCTTTCATAGCATCTAACTGTTTTAAGCCGATTTCTTCTTCGAGAGACAGATTATAATTTGTCTCAACAACTTCACCATTCTCTTCAGATAACATAGTTAAATTACCATGATAATCATATTCAGCCGTAAAACTAATTAAATCCTGATCTATCATTTCACATAATTGTGAATACATAATCGCTTTATATTTAGAAGGTTCTCTCATACGAATAATATCTATTGCATCGGGATATCTTTTTACATAAGGTATTGCATATTCGTAATTTGCATCAATTAAACCATGATGTTCATAGTCCTTCTCTCCTTGATGTTTATCTTCATAAAAATTATCAAACAATAGATCACACATCTGGGTAGCTCCACCACCAGAACCAGCATCAATATATATACCATATATATTTTTATAATCTGGAACACCATATCCGTTATAACGAACTATAATCTCCTGTAACATTTTTACTTGTTCAGGTGTTGTAAGAGGCTTTTTTGTTTCTTTGTCAATAAGATTAATACCATTTACAACATCTAATAACCAACCTCTTTTATCGTCTTTGTGAAGTTTACCGATAAGAACAAAACTATTGTCACGCTTTTTGGCAGGATCAAAACAGATGATCATAAGAGAATTATCATCATTGATAAGCATTGGTGGTCTGACGACACTATTTCTAAGTACCTGTGATTTCTTAACTGCAATATCATCACCAAGATCTGAATCGAATTTATTCATATACTCACGGGTAGCCTTAGTTGGATTCATCTTCATTTCTGAATCAATCTTTGCTTGAGTAAGTAGTGGAACAGGATATACTTTTCCATTATAAGTAGCATGAAGAATTACTTCACAATCTATATCTGCACAGAAATAATTCTTATCACCTGCCATAGAGTGCATTGCAGCTTCTTTATATCTTTTATAGAAAACATCATCCATAGAACCTGCTGAACTTGCACATACAACTTGATTTGGGAAATTTGGTGGAAGCAATGTTACATCAACATCACCACCAAGAGCGAAGTCACTGTTCTGAGTGACGAATGGAAGAGTAGCAGCGAACATATCTTCAGATACATACGATGCTTCATCATAGAAATTAAGTCGGCTTCTTCGACCACGAGATCCATCAAAATTTGAGTTGACCGTAGCCAAACTCGATCCTGAATAAAGTTTAAAGGAGTAAGATGCTGGGTCGTGCCGAAAGCCCTCGCTATTTGAACTTTTAACAAGTTCATTTAGAAATACATCTGTCAAGCCAGTAAATGAAGCGATTTCTTTTTTTGCAATAGATTCAATCTTCTTCATCATACCTATACTTTGAGAACCTGTGCTTGATAAAATGTATCCTTCAAATTTGGGCAGTAACATTGTTTTAGCCATCAAAAATGGGCTACCTAGAGTTGTCTTACCAGCATTACGACTCATACACCAAACAACATTTGGTGTAATCCATGACATCATAAATACATATTTCTGATAGTCAAGAAATTCGATACCGAAAAATCTTTCGCAGAATTTTACTGGGTTTCTGCGCCCCCACTGAATTATTTCAGAGAATTTTTTCAAACCCTCTAACTTTAATTCAGACATATCATAATAAGTAGGTTTTTTGAAAAAAGTAAAATTCTTTGGAGTAAATTCATTTATAGAATCACCCATCAGGACAATTTTATCATCAGCCATCTTCGATTACTTGCCCTTTCTCGTCTATAAGACCTTTTTCAAATAAGAAATCTTTAAGGTCTTTATTTTCCTTTTTCAATAACCTACTAAATTCAACTGCATTATCTCTTTCTTTTTGAAGATTAAATAACAATCCTTTTTGATGAATAACTTCTTTTTCCCAATCGTTTTCATCAGGATTTAACTGTTTTAATTGGTTCTGATGATTTCTTGTCATAATATCTTCGATTGCCATATTAGTTTCATAATCGAATGTATTTACCTCAGAACCATCTAAATCCATTTCTTGTAATTCTTTTATGATACCAGTAAGAGTACCAGCACCTTTACTTTTTCTATTGTTATTATTTTCAGATATTCCGTTATCCTTTGCTAGTGCAAGGGCAGAAGATATCATTTTTTGCTTTGTTTCAGCTAAAGATTTAATTGTTGATATAACACCTGGATTACTACCAAGTTGTTTCTTGTATTGTGAAATAGTATCATTGATTGTTTTTACATCCTTAAAACTTTGCACAATTTCAATTACAGCTTCAAGCTTCAACCCGTCATCTTTTACAGACTCATCAAAATATCCAACAAGCTTAGAGTAAAGAATAGGCTGTTCTGAAATTGGTTCATTTTCAAAAGGATCATAACCTAAAAATCTAAGAACTGTTCGTTTATTCTTTTTATACATTTCAACGACATCTTCAGATAATTCGTCTTCTTTATTCTCTTGTGTAACTTCTTCATCTTTGTAAACTATTTTCTCTTTGAACATGTCGGAATCCATGTATCCCATACCAACATAATTTTTCATACTGATATTTTTAATGTATGAAGTCCAGACATTTTCTTTACCTTTTCCTGTAACCATATTTTCAGATTCTTGAATACTTGCATTCCATACAGTTTCAAGAAAAGGTTTATTAAGATAATATAATGCTTTCTGCACACTCTCTTTCGTTGGCTCATGTTCTTCGCCTCTTTCGTCAACCCGTAATGCAATTTTACGGGCACAATCACGGCAGATTCTCGAAAAACTTTTTCCACCAAGTAAAGGATCTGTATCATAATAAAATTTTGTTTCTATATCCTTATGCTTATTACACATAGGGCAGTGAGTAGTACCTGCATATTTATCAAGCTTGTACTGTAATTCTTCAACTTTTTCTCTAGCCTCAGCAGCCGTTAATTTAACTGGTTGCGTAGTGCTTTTTCTTGTAGCCAATTAACAGCCACCTCCTTTTATTCCAATAAATTAAGCACTCTCTGTAATAACAGTAAGAGTGCTTTCCAAATATTCTACATAATCGTAGTTGATATTTATTTGTAAATTGTTTTTCTTAAACCATTCGTCAAATTCCCCAATATCAATTCTATATACAAAATCTAAGAAATCATACGGAGAGAATTTGGTGTATCCATAATTATCATGAAATAGCTTATGTACATCTTTATTTATACAAGCTCCAAACCCATAAATTATATGTAAATCCTTTAATTCGTCTCTTAAATGTTGAAATTCATCTTCACTATAATCACATACTTGTTGTTTAACTTCTATACCAGTCAACTTAAAAACTTCATCAACAATATCTCTAAAAGCGGTAGTATGATGTATATTATCGAATTCTCCACCGGTAATTACACATTTATAATTACAAAATTCCATTGATTCATTGAACCAATCTTTTGTATCAGAACGAAGCTCTGTGTATGTCGGTAAGATACCGCCTCTCCAACGACCATTAAGTTCTCCATTTAAAGGATTAATATGTCGTGGATTCTTGTCACCAGCCCATTTACCTTTCATGCGCTCACTAATAGCTTTACATTGTTCAGGACTTCTTTTTCTACCTTTCCACCAGCCATCATGAGTTTTATAGTATTCGTTTTTAGTAGCTGAAATTTTATCTCTCGCCTCTTGTGAAATAATTCTTCCTTTTAATTTTTCACTACATTTTAAACTCCTTGCAATATTAGCTCTATTTTGTGTTTCATAATTTTTACCTGAAATTCCTAAAACACCTGCATGACATTCAATTGATCTTACGGTTCTATTTGGAAAGAATATATTATGTAATTCTTCACCTGTAAAATCCTTATAATGTTCATACATTATTTTATCTTCAGCTTCAGACCATTTTTCAAAAACCGTATAGTCAGGATTTAAAAATCCAGATTCTTTTTTACTACATTCTCTACATACATTTCGTAATCCATCTATACAAGCTAAATCAATTGGAAAATATAATTTATTATTAGGTAAATCACGTCCACATTTTTTACAATGACGAGTACCAGAATAAAATAAATCTTTTTCTTTATTTTGTTCAATAATTTTTAATCTCTTTTCTTTATTGATTATTGCTTGACAATTTTTGCATACCGCATTCAATCTACCAATTCTTTTATTTGCATAAGAAAAATATTCATTTGTATTTGGATATTCTGTATTACATTTAGTACATATTCTTGTTTTCGAATCAACAGTAGTACCATGTGTATATCCCATAAAAATCACCTATAACCTTTCATCCTAACCCCAAACAACAACTAAAAATAGCAGTAGAAGTGGGGAGGTTAGGTGTAAAACCCACATACACAAGAATGATCAGTTCTTATGTCTACTGCAACAATCCAACCACCTGCAATCGAAACAGTAACAATCCTCTCGTAGTTGGCTATATATTTATTCTCTTTTTAAATACAAAAAGAGATCAGTAATAATACTGATCTCTTTCAAATAATCTTTACAATATTTTTTACAAGTTGTCACGTAATTCTTTTGCTTTGTCTGCAATCCATGTTCCAGGAAAAGCGTTCATTATTTCTCCCAATAAACCATATGCAGTTGCAGAATTAGAAATTTCTCCATCTTCAATTTTTTCAATAATTTCTTCAGCAGAAGCCATATCTGTAAAATTCCACGCCATAATATTCACCTCCATATAACAATTATTGCATGTTAGATAAACAAAAGCAACATATAATTATATTGAAAGTGCAATTCACTTCACTTAACACACCTTCTACGATTTGAACATAGATCTGACGATTTTGGAGATCGTTGCTCTACCAATTAAGCTAAAGGTGTATATAACAAAAGAGCCATCTCAACACATGAAATGACTCTTTCTCATTTTATATTTGGTTACTCTTCCAAACAACCATCTTCAGATGGAGTAGTAGTCTTAATTTCATTCACGGTTATTCCAATATTATATGTCACATCCTTAATGACACGAATATTTTTATATCCATATTCTCGATCAAGCTCTTTAATTGTATTTTTCAATTCACCCAAATCATCCGTTGAGTATTCGATTAGTTCCGATGGAGAACCTTCAGTCTGAATCTGATACATTTGATAAAATTCTCTTCCAAGCACAGAGTTATATTTAATTAATATTTTATACATATATAAATTACCTCCAAAATGATAGAATTAGAAAAGCTGCCAATAGGATTTGAACCTACAACCTTGGCTTTAGAAGAACCATGCTCTATCCAATTGAGCTAAGACAGCAGAATAGAAGAGGAACGACCTCTCCTTATTATATAGATTGATAAGATCTATTGCCAATCGATTATCAGCCGACCGACAAAAGAGAATATTGAAAATTCTCTAAAAATATTATCCAGTTGCAACGCCACAACGGACTCGAACCGAAATCTTCTCTCTATAGGAGAGATGCATGATCCTTTCATGCTGGTGACCTGAATAATATATTATTTGATCATTCCTAACTCGTACTTATAGTACGTCAAATGCATGATATGTGTATGAACAACCGTTTACTTTATCATTCTCCGCATATTTTCAGTCTTCGGAACAAAGACCATTCGATAAGGTTTAATGACTCTTATCCGTCAAAATTCCAATTGTAAAAATCAGAAAAGACAATTTGCCATTTCTTACAAAACTCTGTGGACAGTTTTAATCATAATAATGGTTCTCATTAACGTAGAGAGGCACGAACATCTTCTCATTTCTGAAGGTTGAGAGTAACCGATAATCCTAGATGTCGGTAGGAAAGAAGTAGGACTTACAACACTACATGAATAACAAATGCCAAGATGTGATACTTATATATTCTCTTTTTGGTTGCCCACTTAAGGGTTCTTTTATTTGTTCTCTACATTGTCGTCACCTTTTTATATATACCTTTCGTGCCTGTTTATAAGGGCTTTATTTGGATAATACAGTGCTATCGGTCTGTTAGTCCGTCCGATTTCCACAGAGCCTTGTTGAGTTCTTATGGTTTCAGAGCATTCGGCTATAGGTATATGAGTTTGTTACCCTTAATATTATTCAATCACTTTGACATAAATCATCTTAACATGCTATGATGTAAAAAAGAAAATTTTATAAGGAGTGTATATTGGACACAATATTTGAAATATTTAAGACCATTTTTCCTGCTATTATTACTGGAATTTTTACATTCCTAGCCACTAAATATACGTATAATAAAAATATACCTTTAGACAAAATGGAGATAGCATATGATAAAATATATAATCCTATATATCATATACTATTACAAAATAATTCTAATAATATATGTACAAATCAAATCAGCTTAGATATATTTGTCATTTTAAATAAATATAATGATTATGCAGATCGATCGACACTTCACGCATTTGATTTATATCGTAAAAATAGAGATAAAGATAGTTTTATAAATTTTAAAAATAACATCAATAATAAATACATATATCTTCGCAAAAGACTTGGATATTTAGAACCTAATTTGATACAAGCGTATACATATTCTTCAAAAAATGAAAAATCTGTTTTACGATTAGTGTTAGAGTGTACTGTCGCATACATAACAATGCTCGCATATGCATTGTTGAGTGCATCAGTTCACACAGTTATAACATGGATAGCTTTTAGTTTAATATGTATCATTATAATTGAGTTATTAACTTTATTTTTTAGGAATATTTTAATTTATATCAGGAAAATTATAAAACATATAAAATCCAATAATAAATGTCGTAAAAATTGACATATTTTGACAAGAAGTGTCATATAATATATAATAGAAAGGACAAGCAGTTATTCAAACATCTTTGTTTTGGCTAGATAGAGATGGTTAGGCGGTTAAGTCACGTCAGAGTAGTGATACTCTGTTTATATAGATATCCTCATGACACAATGTAGGAAATACTTACAAAGGAGGATAATACGTGACATTTTGTGAATTACTAATTTTTACATTAGTGACTGGCATAGTAAGTGGTGTAATTGCTACATACTTAGTCAGATTGTTCGATAAACACAAAAATGACCGCCACGGCAAATAGCGATCATTTCCTTTGTGTTGATATTGTTATATTAGCCAAATAGTGTTCAATATTGGCTTAACCGTCTAACGGATAATTGCTTGTTTCTTTTGACTTGTATTGTAACACATAAAATTGTGTGGTGCAAGAGGAAATAAGACAAAGTGTTAGACAAAAGCTTCATCGGCATCCTCAGTATCCTTTAAATACCTTCTTTTTCAGCTTCCTTTTCAAGTTCTTTCTGTTTGAACTTTAAAAGTTTTAATTTGTCTCTTAATTCTGTCTTTGAGACAGGTTTAATATATGCCATTTGCGTTGTAGAACTATTTTTATGATTCGCCCACTGTGATGCAAGGTTTAAATCACCAGTATCTTCATAAATTTTGTTTATTGAAGTTTTGCGGATGCAATGACAATGTAGATCAGGTATGCCAATAATTCTTCCAAACTTTCTCATTCTATCGTGAATCATGCCTTGTGTCCAAGGAAGCCATTTGTCTTTATATTTGTGGATAAATAATGCATCACATTCAAGATGGTCGTAGCCATCGTGTCTCATAGATAACCATGTTTCAAGCATATCTCTACAAGTATCGTCAAAAGAAACTTCCACACGGTATCCTTCCTTCTCACGTATTGATTCAAATACCATATTGTCTAAGTCAAGAGAAGATACAGTAAGTTTCTCCAAAGCACCAATTCTATTGGCAGAGAAGAGTGCGATTTCAAATAATAACTGATCTTGTATTGTCCATTTATTATTCTCTGTCTTATACAAATCTGCCCTAATAGCTGCAATCTGTTCATCATTTAAAAAATAATGATTAAGAATTTGTTCCTCATTGGCTTTCTTCATTCTGTCAAGTTTACCATCAAAAGGATGATATTTAACAAATCCACGCTTCATAGACCAAATATAGAATGAACTTACAGCAGAGATTTTCATATTGATTATCTTCTTATGATTCATTAATGTTTCCTGACAGAAAAGCATATATGCTTCCATAATATCAACTGCATTTTCCATGAACTCATCAGAATATAAATCTAATTCACCATAATTTTCTCCTAACCACATGAGGAAATGCCGAAACAAACCTTTATATCTCTTATATGTAGTATCTTTTACATCACGATTTTTGATAATATTAGATTGTAAATATTTTTCATATTTCTTCCAGTTCTCTTCATAAATAAACTTTTCTTTATCAGGAGTGAAATATTTCACTCTCGTAATTTTTTCCTTTGACAATATTTCATCCTCCTTTTCTGCAATATAAAAGAAGCAAGATAGTAGTAAACTAAATTGCTTCTTACGATGCAAATTCCCATATATATCCATTTGTACTTTTCCGATTCCCATTGCATACTGCCGAAATATTTCTATAATCTATTCCAGTTTCTCTCCAAGCATCAGAAATTGAAGGATATTCATTAACATATTTTCTATCCATAGTATATTGAATAACTTTTTTCTTCGTTTTAATATTGTTTTCTATTTTGAATTTATTGAAATCATCGCCTTTAAATCTCCATACATATCCAAATGAAGTTTTATGATCACCTAAACACACAGCAGAAATATTACCAAACGCAATACCAGTTGCTTCCGATGCATCCATAATAGAATCATACTCGGCAATTATTTCACCCTTTTTATTAAATTGTGTTACGGGTTTCTTTGCTCGTTTTGTAGCCTGAAGTAATCCATCATTAATTCCACCACGTTGTTTCCAATATTCACGCATCTTGTTACAACTTTCTTCGGTTCTAGTTTTATTTTTATTTCCACCAGAATCTTTATTGTAACCATATTTCTTGTCTGTTGTTTTATATCGATCAATATAATAGATTTCTTTCTCATCTAATTCATCTTTTTTGCAATAACAAATTATAGATATGCTAAAATTATTTTCGCCATACTTATTCCATGCTTGTTGTAAATGGTCGTTAAAATGCACCCCATTTTTTAATTCATATAAATGTTTTGAAATTCTCTTTTTTAAATTCACACTTTGACCTATATATTTTTTATGATCAATTAAATTTTCAATACAATAAATTCCACTTTTATTCATAATTTTACCTACTTCCTACCTACTTTTCTGCAATAAAAAAGGAATAGGATGGAGGCGTAGGTGTACCTCACTCAAATCGGTTTGCAACTCCGATTTGTCCCATTCCATAAATCCCACAATCAGCTATGACACCGATCATGAGTACACATATTTATTCTCTGTTTCCATCCACAGAAACATAGAAAATTGACTTTAATAGGATTCGAACCTATATCCATTCCGTCAGTGGCTTTCACACTGGTGTCTGCGGTTTTACCTTGGATGCTTTAACCATTAAGCTATAAAGTCATACAAAAAGAGTGTGCAGCGTACACCACACACTCCCATATTTCTTATTAGTTAATACCAAAATGATTCATCTAATTTATCCAGATAACATGCATAGTTCATTAACCGCTTGTAAATCTCTGGAAATGCGTCTACTATATCAAGCCAATCATTTAATGAATCATAAGTCTTCTGAATTTCTTTTGTCTTCTTCTCGAACTCTGCCTGAGACACCTGCTTGCCATTGATAGAATAGTAATCTTTATCAATTTCCTTGCAATCACAGTGGTCACAGTCACCATCACAATTATCATCACCAATACTGACTTCATATACTACCTTAGACTGGATATTTGAAATAATTTTTGAATTACAATTATCCATTACATAACAAACTACTCCTGTAGCATATAAGTATCCATTTTCACGTTTAGCAGGTTCACACCAAATACCTTCATGATCTAAAGCAATAAGATACTCATTATTGTAATTATCATGATCTGGTCGAGTGAAATCTGAAATATGAGCCAGATCGTGACCATTCTCTACTAACTCAGCAATAATATTCTTCGCATCTTCATACTTTGCAATAATTTCTACACAATCCAATGTTTTGTCCATATTAGAGTCAAAATATGTATTTTCAATATCTACAACTAATTCCGTATAGTCTGCAAAGTTTCTTTCAACAATATCTGCTTTTATGTTAATCACGTCCCCTCAAATTAAGCATTCTTGACTGCATTTTTAAACCCTGTTAATGCATGAAATTTTGGACTCTTAGAAGCTGCAATCTCAAGTGCCTCGCCTGTTTTTGGGTTTCTGCCCATACGTGCAGCTCTTTCAACAACCTCGAAATTACCGAAACCTGCAAGAGATACCTTCTCACCTGATGCTACTGTATTAACAATTGTCTCAAGAACTATATCTACAAGAACTGCAACATCCTTCTGTGTTGCTCCATCAATCTGTCCTGCTACATTTTTTACTAACTCTGTCTTATTCATATTCTTTTAATTCCTTTCATTCACAATTATTTTTTATTTTTCAATTAAAAAGAGGGTAGCGTCCATATAAGGTACACTCCCTCAAAGTGGCTTCGTCAGCCAAAAACCGAAGTTATTCCCATTTATTAATCGCCTGTTGGGTTCAGGTCTGTTTACATCATAGCAGTGACTCTACGATGTTTATGTGAACCGGACTACTCAAAAGTAGAAGAGTAGCCCTATTTCATAGTCACTTATCATATTAAAAACTATGTATCTCCGTACATAGTCTACTTTGTCGTAAAATAATTAATCAATTTAATTGAATATCATACAAGCAAATCAATCCATTTTCTCCAATAACAGAAACTGTTTGCTCTGGCTTATTTACTTTACGAATTGATACCGCATAATTGTCTGAACCTGAACAACATCCTGACTCAATAACTTTTGTATCATAAACAGTAGTCAATCCATTAGTGTGTCTATGTCCTAGTAGCACAATGTTTGGCTTTATATTGAACATCATCGTGAAATTCTGTACAACATTACTTGGTGAATCCTTGTGTCCATGAGCAGCAAACACATTATTTCCACGGATATTAAACATTGCTATTTCAGGTTCAACTGTATTATCACAAATTGTAATATTTTCAACATTCTGCATTCTTGCCTTTAAATAGAAAGGTAAGAGTACATCCATGTTTTCACCATCTAAAGCTTCTTCTTTTTTAGGAGAGATCCTAGAGTGATTACCAGGCGTTGTATATACATAGATATGACTGAAGTGATTCGCCATTCTTGATAGCATAGCAGAAATCAATTCTGAAACATATTTAAACTGTTCCATTAAGTCCATATTATTCTGCAAGCGAAGGTTATTATGAATAATTCCACTAAGAATTTCTCCAATTACAAGGTAACAATTTTCTGAACCATGTTGTCCGCGGATATCTAAGATGTCAGAAGTGAACTTTTCGATTCTTTGTTTTAAAATGTCTTCATTAAAATCATTTTTCCAATTATGTATCTCAATACCTGTATGAATATCAGTTAAATGAACCAGAAGATCCGTTGAACTATTAAATAATGTATAATGTACTGGGATATTCATAGGTTCAATATTTTCACAAATAATTCGTTTTACCATATCTACATAAGATTCTTTACGAGCTTCCTGTCTAATGAGTCGATTGTATTCAACTCTTGCATCAGAAAGCTTAATCTTTTCCTTACGCATTTTAATTAACTCAGAATTATCTGAATTATTTTCTGTTTCTACTGGTTCATTAACCCATCCAGCGTCAATATACTCATATAATAATTTACTACCTTTGCGTACTGTATCTCTGTGCTCTAAATCACCATTAAATTCAGAACGAAAGTCAGCAACATCTTGCCACTCTAAATTTTCGTCTGTTCTTTTTCTCTTGAGTAAGTCTAATTGTTCTCTAAGAAATTCATTCTTCTCGATGTCGTCCACCGCCTTACTCTTCAGAACCTTCCTCTACAGGAAGTTCAAATGTGATCTTGAAACCAATTGACTCAAATGGAATTGCATCAATTACCTGCTGAAATAAATCTTCACCAGTTTCCACATCTACAAATCTTAAATCCTTTACAGAAATATTGTCTAATTTAATTGTTTTCTTAGGAGCAGTAATTTTCTCCTCTGATTCAGTAATTTTAACCATTATTCCTTTTTCTCCTTATCAACTAAAATAGGAGAGCAATGTGCTCTCCTTAAAATCCTATTTTATTTTTATGATCTTCTTCTCCATTTTCGTCATCTAAATATTCTTCATTTGACGGTGCTTCAAACCCAATGCAGTGTGTGTCTATTGGTTCTAATGCGAATTGAAGATCCTGTATTTCATTATTCAATTTTAAGACCTTTTTACTTAATTCTCTTTGGGAATTTCCAAAGCAGTTTGTATTAATTCAGTAATCGAATCTATAATTGGCAATAAACATATACCAGTAAGAAAACCAAAAATATATTTCTTCATAGGCGATCACCTTACATTTCGTTAAATTTTATTTATCACTATCTATAGCGGTATAATCATATCTTTCTCAGAACACTTTACCTTATAACACTTATCATTCTTGGATATTTCTTCTCGTAAATGCTCTTTTAAACAATTTTTTGCTTCTGTAGATCCATGTACCAAAACAAGCTGATTTGTATTCAAGTTACTACCAAATTGTAATAAGTCATCAAAATTGGCATGGGAACTGAACGTGCTCATCGTTATACAATCTGCTTTATTAGGTACAGGAACTTTATTTATATTGATTGTTTTATGGGTTTTACCGTTTTTAATTCGGTACGACAAATAAGAATCATCTGTTCCTACAAATCCAGAGAAACAAATCATAGAATTGACATCACGTAAATACTTATCAAGATAAGATAATATCCTCCCATTCGTGCAAAAACCACTACTTGAAATTACAATTTTAGGTATAGAGTTATTTACCCATGCCTTCGATTCTAACTTTTCACGCACATATTTTACATTTTTCCAATTATACACTTTTGTCCATAACTCATGAAAATCTGAGTCAAGAACATCTTCATAAGCCTGACATATATCACAAGTCAGCATTGAATCAACAACTATGTCTGTTTTAAAATCTTCATTTTCTCCAAATAGGAGATATAGTGTTGTCAATAATTCCTGAGATCGTGCAAATGAAAATGCTGGAAGAATAATAGAACCTTGTCTTTCTAGTACAGTTTCTATAGCAACTCGCAAATGTTCAACATCGAATTCACGAGTTTTCTTTATAGTTCTAGTATTCAAACCGTAAGTTGACTCCATGATTGATATATCAGAAAAGGTAGCTGGGATTTCTGTATTTTCAACATAATGATTTTTAGTATTTAACGCTCCAATGTCAGAAGTATATAGAATTTTCTTTGTTTTTATTCCATCATTTAAAATAAGCTGTAGCTGTGCAGCTCCTACACAGTGAGAATTTTTAAACCATTGAAAACTAACCACATCATCTAATTTGTAAACATGATTATACTCATTACATACATTAATATAGTCCAGTGTTTTATACACGTCTTCTTCAGTATATAGCGGTTCGTATTCTCTATTATATCTTTTTGATAAAACTCGTGCCTCATCATTTACAATAAAAGCACAATTAAGTAATAAATATTTCGACATAACCGAAGATGGATATGTCATAATTATTTTTCCATGAAATCCTTCTTTAATAAGACGGGGTAATAATCCTATATGATCAATGTGCGAATGTCCAACAAACACGTAATCCAGTTCATCAGACTTGAATTTGAATTTTTCTGAATTTGCTTTATAAGCTGCCAAATATGAATTATCCTGTAATAAGCCACATTCAAGTAAAATTTGTTTATTTGCAAATCTTATATAAATCATTGATCCAGTAACATCTTTTGCATTATTACCACAAAATAAGATTCCATCATCTTTTAGTTTCGCTTTTCTTGCGATTGTAAAAACCACCTTTCTGTTTTAGTTTCATCCACAAGTGAAGAAAAGTGGAAGAGTAGCGTGACTCTGACTCGAACAGACCCTCTAGTTTATGAGACTAGTGTGCACCTTTACACCTTACCGCAAATTGGAAATGTAAGACTCGAACTTACGACCTCATGATCCCAAATCATGCGTTCTACCAAACTGAACTAATTCCCAAAATAAAATCCCGTATACAAAACACGAGATTTACATATATGAGCTGAGATATTGACTCATTACACTACCATCTATTGCGGTTGGACGCAACTTATCACACTGCCGATTAGACAGTAGGTAGTAACAACACTGGTTTTGACATAACCAGCAAACTCTTACTATGAAGTGTTATAGATTTTCTTTTATCACATCGTCTCTTGCGGAGTTCTCAGATTGCAGTCTGATACGGTTGCAACTACTTGTACTTTCTCACATAACACCTTGCGAGTGTCATATGTGTCCATATTACAGGACAATAAGTTGTTTTTCTCTCCATAGTCATACACACTTTTGCTTGTTGAGTAATTTTTCTTCTATTATTTATTTGAGGAAGATTTAGTTTACTATTGCATTAATCCAAACTCAGTATGTATGTATTATTTGGGTGACGAGGTGTACATTTGACCATCAGTACCTTTTGAGTACCGCCCAATCATCGCCATCCTGCTCAACTTGCGATCGCCTTGCTTTGTATTAAGATTCCTATCTTTCGATTTAAGAAAACTACCTACAATCTAATTAGCAGTTATACTTGCGGTATTCCCACCAATTATACACGGATTATCCCCACATTTCTGTGTTAATACAGTGCCTGTCCCAAGACACCTACCTAACCAGATTCGCCAGCAGTCGCCCTTGAACGTAAGGTTAGGTATAAATCCTATGTGTTTTCTGTTGTACTGCATTTCTACAGTCGCAGTCTTAGTACATTTCTAAGAACCACTTTATACGTGTCACCACGCTTATCTCACTGATCCGAAACCAACCAGTCCTATATAATAGGATAGCTCCCCAACCAAGGCTCGAACTTGGAACTTCATGATTAACAGTCATGCGCTCTACCATTGAGCTATTGGGGAAGAGATAGCAGTAGTCGTGCCTTCAGAAAGAAAGTACAACTACCGCCAAAGAAATCATGATATGTTTTATTCTGCTTGAAAACGCCTCGAATCGTTCCCCCATAGGTTTGATTCCTATATATCTTCCACAGAATGTATATGGTACAGTTTCGCTTGCTGTACTTAACTGGTTTGGCGCACCATATACAAGTTTTTCACATAGCGTCACAGCAATGATTTATAGCTATGTGTTAGACGAAATATTATAATGTCTCTCGACAATTATATATTCTCTGTTTGATCAGCTAAGAAAAGCTGATTTCATTGTTTTAGCCTTTCGGCACAGCCCTCAATCAAGAGGGCTTCTATTTTGTAGTAAAACGATCGTTGCATATTTTTATTCCGCATTTGCATATTAGCGGAGAGGATAGTTGTGTTGGTATTGTACTAAAGCACACGCAAATTTACACTGTTATACATAGATAAAGTTTCATTGCCCACTTTCTCCTCATAAGGTTGGATTTGCTCAAGTCCTGAAACCGTTGATTTTACTTGATTTTAACTCCTATAAAACAATTAAGTCTGCACAAAAAACCGTACATTTTAACAATTTTTTGAAAAACATTTTAGCAAATTTGTTGTGTTTACATTATATAAAACCTTTAATAACAACGATTTGTTCTTATTAAGAACTGAAGATATTGATTTTTTGTTACGAATTGAACCAGGAAGTATTTTAAAAGAACGATCAATCATCCAAGAAAATAATCCAAGATAATTCTTTGATATTTTAATAGCTTGAATTTCAGCAATCATATCATCAAAATCTTTTCTTAGAAGTAAATAATCATCATTTTCTGCATTATCATTTATTTCATATAGTTTTAAAGAGTATTTAGATATGATTTCTTCAACCTTTCTACAAGTACGAATATTGTTACCCATTTCGTATTTAATAAAAAAATGCGACATTGGAAGAGTTGAGTCTTTATGATGAAATTCTGATAAGTCTAAATCATATAAATAATTCATAGGACATTTCAAACCTTCGTTTACATTTTTATCATTAAATCCTCGCTTAATTAATTTCCAAAACGAAGGATAAAGATTTGTTTTAATATCCATATCATCTTTTATTCTTTTAATCTCACCGGTTAAATCAATGTCAAACCTTCTTTTTGCATTATCAATAGCCACCTGTGCCAAAACACTCAATATACATACATAGTCAATATATTTTGTATCATCAAAATTACAAGCATATGTTTGAGCTATTTGAGCTAAATTGCTTGATTCACCAATGTCTAACTGAGATTTTGCTAAATTATTATCAATTCCAGCATAATCGTCCATTGACTTACCGTATATATTTTTCTCTTTTGGAATATTATTTTTGATTGTAGGATAATTTTGATAACAATTTCTAGCATGTTCTACAATATCTGCCTGGTTTGTTGTATATCCACTATCTGAATCTTGATCTGCATCTGTTATATCCAAGGCTCTTTATCCTTGGCTTCTCCGATTTTCGTCGAAGTGTCGGACTATATCTTTACCCTCATCTGTATGTTAGGGCAATCGGCACTCGTGGGTGGATTATTGTTCACCTGCTCACCACCTAGTCTCTAAACCTTACTATCTACTTTTATGGATTTCGATAGTCTTGGTAATTGATTGGCATATATGTGAATAGTTTATAACTCTGTAAAAGAAAAATACATTTATATATATTCTCTTTTATACTTTAATTTATTTACATACTTAGCGTCCCAATTTTCACCGATTGTTTTAAGAACTACATTTCTGTAGAACTGAGCCATTATATTAACCCATTATTTCTATCTTGAAAATCTGTACCATTCATATTTACTGCAATGCACTGTTTTCCAAGGTTAAAATATTTTTCAAGATTTTTATGATATATATTATGAAGATATGTAAGATTGTTTTTGCTATTAAAAGGACTTCTAAAGAAAGCAAGATAGTCACCACTGTTAAATCTTTCAGTATAACATTGAATTGTATCATTTTCAGCAAAAAATGTGTCATCATTATCAACATCAGATTCATTTCCTGTAGCAGCATATAAAAGCATTGCATATGGAGAGCCAACAATAACAAGATTTTCAGCATTTTGAATAATACGACCACTTTTCATGTTCAAAACATATGTTTTTATAATGTATTCTTTTCTTCTTCTAAAGTATGAACTTCTTACAAAATCTGGATTTTGATTACACAAAGCAATTAAAACTTCATAATCATTTGAAAAATTTTTATTCTTTTCAAGATATTTCAGAAACTCAGAATTGTCCTGTTTGAGTTTATTAATATACTCAACACTTTCTTTTACAACATTTGGCATTATTTCTTCATCAAGAGAATTCACCATTTGATAACTCATTCTCTGAACTTCACCAAGTTTACTTTCATGTGCTGTCTTCACAATGCCAAACATACAACCATTCTCATAAACTCTGTCACACCAATATTCATACGACTTATCAAATTTCAACCATTTCATAGCATTGTCAGTTGTGATCAACTCAATATCCTTGACAAAATGCTCCACTCCAAACATATCTTTTACAATGGCAGAGTAGTAGTTTTCTCCAAAATAATCTCTGAAAAACTGTTGAATATTTGTACTGAACGCTGCCATTTTACAAAAATGATGTCTTAATAGGATATATCCATTCCCCCAAGTTGGGAAAATACTAGAATCAATTAGAGCCTGTCCATCAAACATTGTATTCTTCAATTCATAATTATCAATATGTTTTGCGTAACAGTGTTTGTTTTCATCAGTCTCAATACTGACAACCTTAGTAAAAAACGACCTGTCAACATCTTTTAATATTAAAATATTCTTGGGATTAATTTTGACTTTACCAACAATGGCACTTGATATAAGTGGGGCATATGCACTGATTTCGACTGTAGGAGAATTCCTTTTCGGAAGCCGAATGCCCATATACAAGAATTTAATTGCTTTTTTATAAAGACGATCACATATAAACATACATGATCCTTTTTTCGCTTTTCCTGTACTTCTATAAAGCATTTTATAATGAATAATTTCTCGTTTTATAATATCACCATTTTTCTTTCTAGTGATATATTCAACATTCACACCATCATTGTAAAATAACTTTCTGATTTCTTCCTTGGTATGTTTATGGTAACGATCTTTATTTTGATTTGCTTCTTGAAATAATTGTGCAAGTTTTTTGCGCTTGTTTCTTTTCTTTTGAATTTGGCTTTTGTACCCATATGATTTTGCTAATTTGTATTCAGTTCTAGCATTTTTGGCAACTTTTTGTAAATGTGCAATTTCTTCTTCATATGAACGAGAACCAAAGTTAAATTCTAAACAAATTATATCTCGTGTAGATTCTTCCTTCCATACTTTTAATCCGTTTTCTTTTAAAAAGTCACTAAAAAGGCTATTTGTAAACATTGCATCTTTATACTCATAATGATCTCTGACACCATTGTTATACTCATAAAGAGTGCTTGCTTCAATGTTTTTAATTTTGATTCCAAATTCACTCATGTATATTATATCACCACCTGTTTATTCATTTAAAATTCCTCCTTGCATTCATCATTTATCGGATTATTCTCTTCATAACACACTTGCAAAGATTCACAACCAGTACAATCAACCATATTACTCATCGGACACTCTGATAGTGGAAGAGTCGCTGCCATATTATACAAATCTTCGCTATTATATTTATTCTCCATAATCGTCCTCCGTCATTTCATAAATCCTGTAGCCTAGAAAAATAGCCATATCTTCAGTTCTATCAAAACAGTCTACATGGGCAGATTGTCCAACATCATTTCGCACATATTTGTCTCCAATGCAAATTTCTTCGCCACATTCGGCACATATAACATTACTTTTATATTCTTTATAATTAGGGCATCCTGGAATATGATGAAGTTGTCCGCAATACTCACATGTACAGTTCATAATATTCATTTATTTAATTCCTCTCTAGTAACAATTTCCAAACCTCGATCGAAGCATTTTTGTTCAAGATCATAGCGATCCATATAATATTTGAATGAATCGTGATCATTTAATTTCGATACTTCCTGTAATATATCATTACGGATAGAAGAGGAATCTGAATCAAATTCGACATCTTTATATTTTTCCATGAGATCAAGCAGGTCTATGTTGTTTTCTTTTAAATATAATGTAGTCATATATTTTTCTGTCTCTTTATTCCATTTAGCAATAGCAATCACTGAATAATTCCTATTATGTAAGTCAATTTTTATGCAAATTGTTCCCATATTTTCGTATCTAAGCATTTTTAATACCTCTCTTATATGTATATTGATCGTAAACTTTCCCTAAACGGCATGATTGATTGAATCGCATATCTGATTCAATTCTCGCCGCAATATTATGGAAAGTAGCGTTAGTAGTGTCAAAATCTGATTCGTAGATCAGCCCTCTATATTCTGATGGATCTACATAAATTTTTGGTGTAATATAATTCATATGTTTTTTTGTTTCCTTTCTCTGTTAAATATTTTTTCATTCGCATCCATTCGCATCGCTCCTTTTATAGTGTTGCGTTAATTTGTTACATATATATATTCTCTTATTTACAATTCGTTTTCTAATAACTTAATAATCTTAGTTTTTACGTTATCAGAAAATAAACAATTTTTATCAGACTCTAATAAATCTAATACTGTTTGATATGAAATATTGGATGATTTTAATGTGTTAATATAATGTTCTTTGTTCTTGAACCATTTTGTGCCAATTTTATATAATTGATTTGAATCACCTATTTCATTTGTTCCTGTAATTTTTACCATTCTTCCCATACTTTTATTCTCCTTTCATTTTTGTTAAATATCTTATTTCACCAGGCACGTCATCCTTGTTATATATTCTCTTTCCATAAATTCTTTCTAATTCGATTAAAACAGAATCACCTTCTAATTCCATTGGATCAAGAGCATATACATTTCTTGTAGGAACAAACACACCTTCTTCTTTTTTATTCTCCACAAACATATCTCTTCTTATATAAATTAGTTTATAGGATTCTAAAACAGATAATCCGTTTTCAACTGTTGAGATAGAGGTATCTAATCCTTTGGCAATTTGAGATTTAGATGGAAAAGAAATCTTAGCAGGTGCAATATCTCCTGGATAATTCATGATAAATTGCTTTATATAGAGATAAATGCCCAATAGAATAGATTTATTAATTTTAGATGAGAGAGAACAGATTTTTTCATATTCAGAAATAGTAATCTGTACAAAACTGTCCTCTGTAAAAAAAACATTACGTTCATAAGATAATTGAAGATAAAATAAATCATTTGGTTTAACAACAAAAATGTCTGTATTACAGCTTGCATAACCTTTGTTTATTAGTTCTGTTTTAATAATTTCTCGAAAATCAGAGTATATGGATTTATTATTTGTTTTTGTAGAATATCCAATTTCTTGTAGCAAATCATTAAGTGTGAGAGTAACTTGTCCAAATGTTTGTACATGTTTCCTTAGATATAATATGATGAGATAGTATTTTAAACCTGAAATACCTTTGTGATTTTTGATTTCTTTTTTTGAAAATCCAACTGATGTTATTTTTTTATCTTTTTCGGATAGATAAATATAGTTGTCGATTTTAATCGCTCCTTTCGTTAAAAAATTCTGTGTGAAAATTTTCCCAAAGATTTAACACTACCTATTAAGTTTGTGTGAAAATTTTCCCAAAGGGGTACTTAATTCTGTGTGAAAATTTTCCCAAAAAGTAGGTATATAGTATAAAAGCATAAAGAGTTATATAAAAAAGCATAAATATATAAAAAAGTATAATAACTTCGTAAATGGTCTAACGCCCATTTACTCCGTAAAAATTTGATTGATTGTTATTGGTTGATAATTTTCATTTGGGTGCATATGAGATGTACCTATATGATTATTTTTCATTAATTTTCTCTCTGATTAAGATTCACATATTTATCACTAAATTCAGTATTGAAGACTGGCAATCTATCATGGTACTGTTCATATATTTCTTTACCAGACATGTGAGTTGTATATTTCCATCCATTAGGTAACTGCTTATGAATAGTTTTTTCTTCTACAATACTTTTCTCTTTGCTAAATCTATCACCTATTTTTCCACAAATAGAACAGTAGCTACTTAATTCTGTATGAAGATTATTCTTTCCCATAAAAGAAAACTTATATCTTATAATACATTCCTCATATTGATGCTTGTGGTTTGATTTCTTCTCAATCTTAGAAATATTGCTTCCTGTATTCTTCTTGTACTTTGATATTTCTTGATCAAAATTGTTCATAATTATTCCTTTCGATGATAAATTGGTTGTATAACAGATTTTTATTTGGTATTAAAATCTTGTTGTGAATTCAGTAATTTCCTATGGATAGGATAGTGATTAGATTATAATAATTGGATTATCTTCATCTGGTAATGGTAAATTAAATGTACTAGGTTTTATCATTTGTATTAGAGTGATACATCTGTAGTACATTATTTCTGTTGTTGATTTTAATTTACGGCTATTCTCTTTGTAAGATTCTAACACTGTTGGTTGAAAGAGATACATTGCTAATGATGAATCTCTTTTGATTGCTTCTAATACTGTTGGTTTTATGTATACCTTAA